CTTGCGGGGGAAGAGCGTCCTCTGAGTAAGAGGATGTCCATGTTGGCTCCGGACACCGGCGTTTATGCGGGCGTCGGATTCTAATCGTAAGGAGAGTGGTGCCACTTCGGCCATAATCTCTCCGAAAGGAGTTATTATGTCCAATGTTGTGGCATCAGACCTCAAGAGGCGTTCGGCTATAAGCGACGATCCAACTGTACAAACGTACCAGTTGAAGAAAGTCACTTATAACAATCCTACCCCACAAGTCTATGCGTCTGGCTCGTCTACGACAGCCAGGACGTTTGGATCTTATGTTGGGTGGGATATACCGAACTTTCACAGGCGCGTCCGTGAAGGAGAACTTCTCCCTCACACCCCGTGGACCAAATACACAATGTTTGGTTCCAACGCGGGTGGCACGTACGAGGTTATCACCAATACTGGCGATCCACTAAAGTGGATTCGCTATTATTCGGATGGACCTTGGCCGTGTGGACCTTTCTTAACCGAAGATCAAGTAAAGGCTTATGCTCCCGACTTGAACGATAAACTCGTTCAAGAGGCTGCAGCGGCTATTTACTCCTCCGGTTTCGATATACTCACTTTCCTCGCGGAACTTTCAGAAGTCAGAGGCCTTTTCTTCAATACGGCTAAAACCATATTGAAGTTAAAGGTTCCAAAGAATTGGAAATCTCTGTCTAATGAATGGCTTTCTGTACGTTATGGCTGGAGGCCTCTCATTAATGACTTCAAGTCTATTAATAAGGCCATCAAAGCTCTTAACGAGAAACAGAAGGCTCGTTCCTCGAAACGGATTTGGGATAAATTTACCGAATCCGTGATTGATGAGTACACAGTCGAAAATTATGAACTAAATAAGTATGACGTGCATGTTGTCAAAACTTATAACGTTCAGAAATCGATCTGTGGCGCCGTGACGGCAGACATAGAGATCCCTGCTTTTCAAGCCAATCCTTTCGTTTCTGCGTGGGAACTTGTCCCGCTCAGCTTCGTTTTGGATTGGTTTATTAGCGTTGGGAAATCAATTGCTGCTGCCTCGTTCATGGCATTTCAAAGTCGACACGCTGCGTCTAAGGGCCTCCGAATTGAAGTGGACTATGATTATGCTGCTTACAGCATTAATTATGGTCCATTATTCAAAGGAGGTACTGGATACAACGCGTGGTCTTCTTCTCATGCCATGTATGAGTGTCGTGTTCCTTGCAGTGTCCCTCTAACTCCGCATTTTACTCTGAAATTGAACCCTTACAAGCTATTAGACTTGTTAGGACTCATCATTCAGAGATATCATTAGGAGGTTCAAGATGGCTGCAATGACCACAGTCCTCACCGAGTTTTCCAACAATGGAAACTCACGTACGTGCACCCTTTCGGGCCACACAGCGGTAAAACCGCTGTTGGTTATCGAAAAACGGCGCGTCCCGGAAGGGAACCAAACCATGGTGGAATACAGTTGCAAAGTTATCTACGCAACTGAAGACGCCGATGGTGCGGTTCTCACCAACAAGGTCGCTTTTGAAGCCCTGGTTCGTTACCCCGTGCTCGGTGAGAGCGCGTCGGTAACTGCTGCGCTTGCCACCTTCCGTGATATTATCGCGGGAGATGAGTTCGCTAACAGCGTTTCGACCCAGGAGTGGCTGTAGGATGTTTTAGTAACGCTGCTACATAAGCTGCTTGATCTTGTTAACGAGTTTATTCTCGTTATACAAAAGATCACGCATTTGCCTATGTAGTTATGCCACTTACTTGCATCCTAACCACATCTTCAAAAGGAGGATTCCGTATGGAACCTACAAAGTTAGCTTATGACATATGTCGATGCTATCTTTCCGACCTAGATGACGTCGACGCCGCTTTGATTGCGAAGATTGACGGATTCCGTCGATCACGCAACCTAGCTGCGTTGGCGTCATGCTCTCAACTCTTTGATCAGGCAAAGCATTCGATCAAGGAGTGGCGGGCTCTAAGGCAAGTAGAAGCATTCTTTAAAAAGAATGCTCTATTTGCGCATAAGGACAAATGCCGCGACGCTGCTCAGCAGTCATTCACTGACTCTGAGGAGCGTTGTCATGCGACAAATGTCCACCTTAAAACCTACGTTGGATATACTCGTCTGTTGGACGAGCCATATCAACAGTGGGTCATAAGGATGCAGCACTACATAAGTAGTGTTCTTGGAGACTTCCACTTCTTCTTAGAAAGTTTACCTTTCTTAGTGAGAGTTACTCCGGGAGCAACATCCTACTCGTCCAGAGTGAACAGTTTACCGCAGATGAAAATGCGGATGAAGATCTTTGCTACGCAAAGGTCTTCTCAATACTTGAAATCCCTATACCATTATTATGGGTTCAGGATTCCACGTATTAAAACTACACACTCCAACCGAGTAGAGCTTGTACCGAAGAACTGGAAGACAGACCGTACGATCGCATGTGAGCCAGAAGGGAACTTACCCCTCCAGCTTGCTTTCGATTCGTACGCCAAACGTCGTTTACGACGTTTTGGGATTGATCTGCGCGACCAGTCTGCAAATCAGAGAGCAGCCAAACATGCTTCGATCAATAATGACTATGTCACTGTTGATTTCAGCAAAGCATCCGATACAATTAGTTACAATACCGTTTCGCTGGTATTTCCAGTGGAATGGTTTGACTATTTGAATCGTGTGCGTACCCCTGGTTTCAGGGGTGTGTTTGGTGATGGAGTCTATGCCAAGTTCTCCTCAATGGGGAACGGAAGCACATTCTGCATCGAAACTCTCCTTTTTGCTGCCGCTTGTAAAGCAGTGGGATCTAATAATTTCTTAGTTTATGGTGACGATGTCATCATAGAAAAAGAATATTATGAAGATTTCCTCTGCCTTACTCGATTCTTAGGATTCTCCATCAATGTAGATAAATCTTTCTCAGATGGTCCCTTTCGGGAATCATGTGGAAAAGATTACTACGATGGAATCGATGTTACTCCAGTGTATATCAGAAACATTGATAAGCGTAAAGCTTCTCTTTGTCATCTGATTAATTCACTTGGAAGTATTGTTCTCTTTGAAGGTTCCTTAGAAAGACTACTCTTTGATTTGATCAAAGAATATAACCTTCCTTTGGTTCCATACAATGAGAACACCATGTCCGGGATCTGGATAGATCCTGACAAGGCTCGAGCCCTAAGAATTCTCTATTCTTCCCATCAAGTTTCTTATTTCCGTTCTTATACTGCGAAGTATAAGAGGAAATTCTTTGTAGACAGTAGAGGATACTACCTATGGTTTCTGAATAAGAACTCTCAGGTTCTTTTCAGTGGACCATTTCAGGTAGGAAGCTCAAATCTACAAAGACTTGATCAGGGAACAGAGACGTCAGCGGTAGCCGTTTACGATCACATGTACGTACGTAAACGAGTTTGCTGGTTTCGACCAGCAACAGGTATGCCTGATCACCTATATTCGTGGTCAGAACGATTAACCCCGGGCTGATGCCCTGGGTAATCGGCATAAGG